GGGTACACCTTTATTGAAGTCACCGCTGATAAGATAGTTCAAGGCATAATTGCCTGTACTAATCCAATCTGTCGGGTCATTGAAGCCGATACTAAGTCCTTCAATAGACTTTGTAATGTCTTTGCGAAATTTACTAATGTCAAAAGGTTTTCCCATATCAGTTATCTAACTCCATAGTATTCCACTCTTTAACTATTGCAAAAAGTTCTTCTTCTGTATTACACATTACTTTTGAAGTTTTCCAATCGTTTTCTTTATCACGCCCGGACGCTTCAATCATCCAACCGTTGTCATAACGGTTGATAGTAATGCTTTCATTTACTTTAGCTAACTTATTCAATTTTTTCATTTTATTCTCCTATTACTTTTTGTGAGGTGCTCATATACATTCTATCAGAAAATGATATTTTGTCAAGAAACTCTGGACAATTATCCGCAATTTTTTCCAATTCGTAATCACTTGGATAGTGTCTAAGAACACTCCTTGCTCTATCTCTTACTAATGAAGGGACTCTGGGTGTGCGGCCCGGGTCACATAGTTCTTCTAATAGTTTTTTACCTTGCTTGAGGGCCCGGTAGCGTTCATCTGGTAGGGTCATTTTATTCTCCTTCGGAAAGGGGAGCTTAAACTCCCCTTATTCCATTAAGACTTGTTTTGTCTTGCACGGATCATTGCTAGAATGTCCTGTGCTTTGTCACTAGATGCGGCTTTTGGCACTTCTACGGGTTGTGTAGCCGATGCGCTATCGTCATCCCAAGGTGCAGTAGAAGTTTCTGCTACGGGAGTTGCTACGGGTGCGCTGGTTCCAGCAGACGCGGGAGGTTTAGCCGTAGCTCCTGCAGGAGCTTCAAGACCGTATGGACGATAGTATGCACCCCAACGCTCATTATCATACGGTTGTCCATCAACTGATGCTTCAAACATTTCTTTGATAATACGCAGTTCAGCTTCGCCTGGCTTCTTAGGCAAGAAGTCGGCTAAGTTAAACAAACCATGTGCTTCAATAGCGGCTTGTTCTGCTTCTGTAAGAGGAGATTCTTTACGTGCCCAGTTACTTGTTGAGTAATCTGCATAGCCACCTTTGCTTGTTTTCTTGATGTTGAAATCAAGACCACGCATATAATCAGTTGGCAATTCCTCAATCTCAGGATCCATTAGACCTGCCTTAACGATTGGAATAATTTGCGGACTGATGATAAATCTACGAACAGGATTCGCAGGAGTCTTATCATCACCTAGTGGGTTTTGACGAACAAAACCTTGGAACAAATAACTACGCTTCTTCCAGTATTTGTTTGCCATTTCTTTTAATGTTTCGTCTTTGTACCAAGGACGAACTTCTGCCAAGATAGGACAGTTGTCACCATACATTTCTACGCATGGTACTTGTACTTCAATACGCTTAACGTTAGAATCACCTTTAACGCCATTGAATGGAAGTTTGATAATTTGCTTCTCAACCCAGAAGAAATCATTCTTTGAATTACCATCTGGCAAGAAACGAATACTAGCAGTAGTGCCTTCGTCCATGTTCCAGTGGGGGTAGATTGAGTTATCTGATTGGGTGTTAGAACCCTTGTTGCCTGACTTGTTTTCTTGTGCCGCGATACGAGCACGAATTTCTGCTAATGATGCCATGATATTTTCCTTAATAAAATTGAGATGGTCTCTTTTAATATTCGTCACTACCTATTAGTGACTAACACAAGTGTAAGTATAGCAAATGCTTTCATCTGTGTCAAGTATATTTATGCCAGATGTGGTAAACCTCACCTTTTAAGTGAGGTTTATTTACCCTTTTATCTGTTAACAATTCTCATCATTGCAGCCAAGTCTTCTTGTCCTTCTCCAACTAAGTCACCTACTGTTGCTGGTTTGTTTGCTTTAGGACCTTTGTTACGCCATTGCCCAGCTTCACCTGTTGCAAAATCACCTGCGAATTGTCCATCTTCTGTAACAGGTTCTTCTTTACTGCTATACTCAGCACGGATGTTTTGCATTGTCTTTTCGCTAGCATCGTCTTGTCCAGCTTTGCGCAGTGCATCCATACCATCTTTACCGTACTTCTTGTCACCTATGTATGCTTGTAACGCACTTTCATCAACTTCTTCACCGGCTCTGAATCTCTTAACCATTGCTTTAAGTGCTTCAAGTTTGTCATCAGGTACATCCATATAATGGTCGTGTCCCATTTTCTTTGATGCTTTTCCTAATGCAGTGAAGTGATCCATTTTACCATTATCTTGTTTTGGTTCACTTCTCAATGAACTGTCGGCTTGACCCATGTCAACTTCATCAGTACGCTTCTCAACATCAGATTGTGCCATACTTGGCTTACCGTGATTAGGTCCACGAACTCCTGCTTTCTTTTGCAAGTCTTTTAGTAAATCTTCATCACTACCGTGACCTAGTTTGTCTAACACTTTACCGCCGACTTTCTTAACTGTATCCAAGATACCTTCTTCTACACCGTGTTGACTCTCTCCTATTTCAAGTTCGCCACGAGAAGCCATTCGGTTTTGTAATTTATCAAGTTTGCCTGCCTGTAGCATACTATCAAATTGTGGCAGCATTTGAGCAAGAGCCCCGGTGTCCATTTCGATATCAAATTCGTCTTCTAGCTTCTCTTGCCAATTTCTTATTCTTTCATTCTCTGGTGTTCCAGTAGGAGCCATGACTATTGCTTTTAGATATGCCATTGCTAAATCTGTTTTGCTCGGTTTACCTTCCTGCACTAATTCGTCTTCTTCTGGAATTCCAACTGGATTCAACGCTTGTTGTCCACCGTCATTCTCATCCAAATCAAATGCATCTAGTCTAGACTTCTCTGTTGTTTGATTGTGAGCTAATGTCTCTGCACCAGGAGACTCTATTAAACTGTCAGCCCATTCTGCTAACTCGCTTACTTCTTTCATCTCACCTAAATTCTTGCTCAATTTATTTAGAATAGGAATAACAGATTCAATTCTAGGATCAAGTGTTTCCTGTACAAATAACTCATTTAAGTTATTCTGATCATCGCCTTCATTTTCCATTAGTGCAGGAGTCCATGATTCAAAATATGTATTGTATCCGCGACTACCACGTAACTTGCTTAATGATTCACGTAGACCTTGGTAATGATTTAACCCTTCATTAACTAATCTCTGTGCTGACTCATTGAATTGATTACTACGAACTGCACGAACGAATCCTGCCATCTTTGAATATTCTTCGCACAATGACTTTAAGTGATTCCAACGATCATCATTAGGAACACCGCCCTCTGCTAAATGTCGTGCATATACTTGTGCAAGACCAGGCTTGTTTGTAGGAGAAAGAAATCTTTCACCTTCTGCATTTTCTAAGAAAATCTTAGAAACATTACGATATCTCTGCTCACCTTCTTGAATTTGGCGAGAATGTTGTAGGATAATCTTTACAGTCGGTACTGCATCGCTGTAACTTGCTGTCTTACCCATTGGGTAATATCCCTCTGCGATTTGTTCTTTCTTCTTCATATATGTCCTTTGTGCCATGTCACTATCAATTTTTTCTTTGGATTCTAGTTTAAAGCTCAACTGCCGAGCATGAGCCCACTTTTTTAAATGTTTTAATAATCCGTACCAACTATCATCAAACTGTGTTCCGGGTGTACGCTCGGATGCTTTGTTTGCTAGGTCTTGGTCGTAATATAATGTTAGATTTTGCGCACCATCGACGGATACCCAAGCATCATCTATTTTGTTATCACCCTGAGTGAACGTAAACTTGAATACGTCTGCTTCTTCCGGAGGAACAGTCTTGCCTGCACTAGCAACATCACTGTCTCTTGGTATAGGATTATACCCTCGTGCGTTTAGCAGATCGTAAAGTTTACGGTTTAATGAATCATTTTTTATTGGCATAATCTATTTATCAACTTATCACAGCAAAGAAGGGTAGGGGTTCAATGTATTCATCATGATCTCGAATATGTTCTTCTAAATTATAGTGATAATCCGATAATTCCTGCATCATTCGTATCGTTAATAAAGAGGCCATAACCAAATCATCAGTTTCTCCTATTTTGGCTGCATAACTTCCACCAGACGCAATAAATGATTTTAGTTCAGTCACTAGACTTCTGCTGTTTATCGTCATTTTTTTATTCTCAATTAAAGTTTTGAATTTAGCACATGCCGCTAATTTCACTTTTTGAGTAGTGTTAAATCCTTTTCTTTTTTTGCCCTTTTCGCTCAAGAAAATTCCAGGAATATTACTTTCTCCATATTCGTTTAGCGATATCAACGATGCTTCACCAATGCTATTATTTTCTACTGAATAATAGATATTGCTTGCTTCACCTGTAC